GGCACACTTCGAGCAGGTAACAAGGCGGATTTGACCTCCCGCTTTGTTAAGGTTCCCAAACACGGGACTTTGATTGAAAAGGCGCTTGGTCGCGCCAACATGGCCAAGGACATGTTCCACTTTTGTAACCTTGGTAAGCTTCCTGGTCCTCTGCGTGAGATTGAGGAGGGGAAACTGTTGAAATGGGGCCCGTTTTCGAGGCGTACCGGAATGTTTACTGATGCAGTCCGTGACGATTCTCTACACAAACAGGTTCTAAAGTATTTCGGTTCCCACGTATCTTGTCACTTCCAACCTGATGCGATGCGTTACGCAGATGACTATGTCTCGTCACTCTATCCGGTCCATCGCCATGGCAGGCTTCGTCCCATTTCTTTGGATGACGCGGCGATGGAGTTCAAGAAATCTGGATTGGGGTTTCCGGTGGTCTCTTCGAATGTTGAGAAGCACTTTTCAAAGGTGCTAGGGCTCTCTCGTGAAATCTGGGAGTCTGGCTGTGATCTTGACTGGATCACGGTTTACTTTGCGTTGTGTGGTTATAGGGGCCAACCCCTAGGCCCACCGCACCCGATGTCTAATCCGGGCAACTTTTCGAAGACTAGGCTCATTTATATGATGCCTCGCGTGTTAGCGAATTTGGAGAAGACCCTCCAACGGCCAATGTTCGAAGTTTTAAAGAACTCCTCTGAGTTCTCGGCGTGGAATAGTTCCCACGCTGTCGATTTGGCCATGACACGTCTCCTTTCATCGGGGAAGCGGGTGCTCTCGATCGACTTCAAAAGGTTCGATACTTCGATACCCAATGAGGTGATTAATCGGGTGTATAATATCTACCGCTCGTGGTTCGTACCGGAAGCAGCGCCTCTTGTCGACTTTGCGCAAGCGGTCGTTCAGAGGACTGGCATCATTATCCCAGACGAGGATGGTGATGGAGGTGCCTATCAGGTACTTCCAGGCTCCGCTCGTTCGGGGGGGATGCCGTCAGGTTGTGTGATGACCAACCTGACCGACAGCACGGTTAATGCTTGGGCTATGTCGTATACGGCTAAGGTTCTGAAAACAGAGATCTTATCTGGAAACTTTAATGGGGACGATGGTGCAATCATCTTCAAAGGTGATCCATCGTTCGACGACGTAGCCG